CTGCTGGAGCTGCTGGAGCTGCTGGAGCTGCTGGAGCTGCTGGAGCTGCTGGAGCTGCTGGAGCTGCTGGAGCTGCTCCTAAAATAACAGGAGCTGGGACTGTCGGAGCTGAAATCAGCTTACTTACCAAACTAGAAATAAAATTCTCTGTCTTCTCTGAGAGATGTACATTAACATCTACTGAAATCTTAATATTGTCCATAATCTAAAAATTTATTTGTTTAACAATTCTTGTTCATGTTCTTTGATAATTTCATCAATCCGTTGAAGAAATGCACTAACTTCCATAAAACCAACAGAGACTGTTGAATTATAGAAATTGTCATTCTTATGCCAAATCGATATTGTAAATAGGTTTCTTCCGATTATAACCTTGTAGTCACCTTTCGTAAAGATAGTTCGTCTATCTTTAGAAATAGCATGCCAGTCAGTTTCTTCAACAGTGAAGAGTTCTGAAACTGGTACTTGCAAATAATTTGCCAAGGCACATATCTGAGCAGAATCGAGGTAAGTTTCGCCTCTTAATACTCGCTTAAAGCCAAGCTCAGGATATTTGACCATTGGCCATAAGAGATTTGCAACCTCTTGCTCCTGTAAGCCATATTGGCTCATAATTTTATTTATGTTAAATTTTTCCATGTAAATATGAAGTTATGTTCTTTATTATTTTCATTTGCAAAAGTAACAAAAATTCTTCATATAAAAAAATTTTTTATGTTAAAATAAGTTAACAAAAAATTTTTTAACTACTGTTAACACTTGAGCCTATAAATATTATATAATGTACGCGTATATACGCGCGTACGCGTAACACAATTCTATATTACATAAATCTTATAAATTTATCAGATAGGTAGCGTTCACCAAATAAAAAATATTTACGAATCCATCTAACCTATTGAAAATCAATTACTTATATAAAAAGTGCCCGGACACCGACATCTTCCTATAACTTATAGGGATATTTTTAAAAAATATATACTACGGCTATAGTAACTATTTTTAAAAAGTTCATTTGGACTATATAGATTATAGGGTAACTTGGGTAACTTTTTATATAAGTGATTGATTTTCAATAGGTTAGGTGTTACCCTATAACGTTCACCGATAGTTCACGAACTGTTACCTTGTTAAATATTTTTACTTTAGCTCTATATACTCTATATTGCTGATAGTGCATTTTGGATTTTTGCTAACAATATTGAGTTGCAAATTGCGATAACCAAACCATTTAGGACTAAGTTTAATGCCTAAAAATCTTTTTCGTTCTATAGACTTTGTAATTAAGAGCTCATCTTTAGATTGTATATTTAGATTTGCCGAATCTTTTGTAAAATACCCTGATACTGAATTCCAGGAATCATTATAGTTAATAGCCTTTACTGTATCTCTGTATATTGTAGAATCTTTTAGCTGTGTCTTTATTTTGTACTTGATAACAGTTTCAGGATTTACTACAGCAGTAAGTTTATCGGCTTTAAGCTGCTTAATTAACTTAGCATCATCGGCTCTTAATTGCTTATATTGCTTTAAAGACAATTCTATATTTGAAACATGAATTGCATTTAAGCTGTCTGCCACTTTGTATTTATGCAGTGAATCCATGCTCACTGATATACTATTCTGGTATGCAATTTCACAAGCTTTATGTTGTTTTCCTTGGTGCCAAATATACAAAAAAGCCACCAAGAGAATCGCGATTAAAAATTGTGAAAGTATACTATAAAAATTCAGTTGCTTCATAATTCTAGCCATAATTAAATAGATGAAGAGAGTAAAATCCACTATATAAAGGTGATAACTTTATAACCTAAATATAGTGGATAACTTCTGTTAAAAATAGGGAGTACCTGGGATAATTTTATATATTCTTGTACTCTTCCTTTGCATTAAAGCAAGGACAGGCTTTATGCACATTAGGCATATCGCGATGTCCTACCACTTTAGCATTTGGAAATCTTCGCTTATAATCAGCAACAAGTCCAGCTAGTGCTGCTTTCTGCAGTTCTGTTCTTGTATCTGCTGGATTTCCATCTTCATCAAGTCCACCGATATAGCAGATACCAATAGAATCTGAATTGTGTCCTTTACAGTGAGCTCCAGGTTTTGCCTCTGAGCGACCAGGCTCTACAGTACCATCCAAATCAACTACTACATTGTAGCCGATTTCATCAAAACCACGCTCTCTATGCCATTTATCTATATCTTTGGCGCGAAAATCACGCCCAGCCTTAGTGGCTGAGCAGTGAATGATAATATAATTTATCTGTCTCATAATTAAAATACTTTATTGCCTAAACACTGAATTAATCATTCTGTCAATGGCTTCATAGGTCATGCTCTTCTTAATAGTAGTATCACCACCAATCGATTTCATCAACATGCCTATCCAAGGATTGTCCCATTGCTGATGAAAGTTTGGTAAGAAGCACAGCCAGTGCTTCATGTAATTGTTTCTTGTTCTTCTTCACATCGTATTATTTTTATTTTCTAAAGTCAGCGACTTGGAGTTCTATGAGATTGTTATATACTAACAATTACATCCCCACTTGGCATCTTAAAGGTAGTAACAAATGTAGGAACTTTAGAAGGAGTATTAATCCAGCTCACACCTCTCAGTGAATGAGAGGTAGTTTGAACAACAGATTCACCCTGCTTAACATTAACAGTAGGTGCTGAAGAACCATAAGTTAATATACTAACATATCCATCTGCCACTTGTGAAGTTTGATTTATACTATAATCAATACTGGTAGTATTAATGGTTACAGTATATTTGCCTGATATTTGTGAATATCCAAGCGCCTTTGCCAGTATATTAGCAAAATCAAAGAAACATACATCTGTACAGTGACTAGCAACTCCATTATGAGTAATCGGATGGAATTGGTCATCTCTGCCCATAAGCATTTGACCCAATAAGCATTTATCAGCTATATTACCAAATGATATATATGGGTAATTGTATTTTTCTGCTATGTCCTTAAAGCTTGCCTCTTTAACAGAATTATGCCAAAACATATCTGTAATTATTATATCAGCAAGAGGGAAATTAGTTCTTAAAAATGTAACAAGCCTATCTACTCCTTGAGCATAGTCATCTCCAGCAGTTCCATTTTCACCTGCTCTTATCACTATCAAATCATAATCTACACCTTTATGGGATGTGAATAAAGTATCTAAATCTACACCCATATAGTTAGTTTCCCACGCTGCTATATTAAACGGTGTTACAGTAGCATCTGATTGTTTTTGCCTTAGAATTGTTTGAAAATGATTGGTCCAAGTAGTAGTTACTTTATTAGTAGAAGCCATAGCCCATGTGCTATCTCCATAATAACCAATATTTTCAGCATAACCATGAGAAGTTAATGAATTGCCAAGTGCTAATACTTTTTTATACTGCACAGATTTTACTACTATTTCCCCATTGTATACTGATAATTTATAAGGTACACCGTTATTATCATATACATATCTTAGGCTATTTATAGTATCATTCTGTTTTTCTATCTGTTCTTCAAGACTATCCACATTACTCTTTAGTGCAAAAATAGAATCCAAACTAAGCATCTTATATGATAGATTAATTACACCACCATATTCTGTTGCTAATTTAGCCCAAGTGCTATTATTAGGACCATAAAACAGTTCATTATCAATGTGTTTGGTATTATACCCATACCTAACAGAGGAAGTGCCACTGGCTCCTGCATTACTTGTGCAACTTATGGCAAGTTGCTCACCCTTTGCAATAGGTATTTTCTTATCAGATACATCAATAATATTTAATCCGTTTGATAGATATAAAGTAAATTCATTTGAAACAACAAACCTTGAATATTGGTCAAGTAGACCAACCTTAAAAGTATATGTACCTGCACCATTAACTTGCGCCCTTACCTCAGTCAAAAATCCATCTGACCTAGCCTCGCTATTTGTAGTAGTAGCTGAGAAATTTACGTGTGCAGCTACTGGAAAAGCTTCCCAAAGTGGGCTTTCTAGGCTATATTTACCATAGATATGGTCATCCATATTAATTATGACTACGTGGGAAAGGTCTTCACTATATTTAATAGTATCCTCTATAGCTTCATTATCAAGACAGTATGGATTATCTGCACCAGCATAATCAGCAACATAAGCATCGTATATATTAAGTGTGAATGTTCCATGTATAGTAGTATTATCAATTAATATGAATAAGTCATATCCTTTGTTATAATCTACATTATCCCAAACATTATCTGGTATTAAAAATGTACTTTCAAAATTACCTTGCGAATCTTCTATTACTTTAGAATGCCATAAGTTTTTTAGACCTGTACCTGTACTATTTGCATCATCTAAATATATATACATATTTGGTAATTGTGTACCCTCATTAAAATCTAATTTACCTTTTACATAAACATATTTATGTTTAGTATGCAATATATCAGAAAGTCTAATATCTTCCCAATTAACAGGACCTAATGTCTTTATTATATCCCACTTATACTTTGTGAATATAATAGGACTGGTAGTAGAGGGTCTAAGTTCTTCTACCTTTCCAGATGTAGATAGACCATATCTTCCAGGAATATATATTGAGGACAATGCAAGCACATCTATATACCTTTTGTTTTCAACTATGCCCAAAGTAATTATGGGTGTTAAGTCTGTGATAGCCTTACTATCTGCTTCAGGTAGTAAAGTGCCACCTGCTCCAGCAGTATGTATCTTTCTATCTACTAAATCATAGTAGACCACTCTTAAACCTGACAATCCAGGAATAGTAATATTTTGGGAATATGAATTTAGAACTATTTGAGAGTTATAAAGTTTTGCTATAGTAAGATGTGCAAATGATAATATCCTGTCTGTATCACCTACTTGAAAAACTGGTTCGACAGAAGGACTCCAATATGTATATTTGCAAAAACTCTCCTTGTCTGCCTTCTTGTTAAGCTCAGTACTAGTAGCTTTCTGGCTCATCACCTTATCCTCAGCTTCACCAGTTGATTGTACAATTTCATGTATATTATCAGCCATGCTGAGTAAAGTACTTTGCATAATAGAGCCAGTAATCTCTTGATTGCCATTTTGTTTTATAGCCTGCTTGATAGCAGATTTTAAATCTTCGTAAGCCATAATTTCATTAATTTAATACTATCCCATATAGTTTGGCTATTGATTATATAGCCTTTACTCCATAAATTGAGCAACAACATGAGAATTTTGTCCATAATATACTTTATATTTTATTTAGAATCATTCTTCTCGTTTTGCGTTTCAGAATGATTTATTATCTTGTTTATCGAATTCGTTGTTTAATCTATCTATAATAGGCTTCCAGTAACCTGGCAAAGCTTTCATAATTTCAAATCTTATTAAGTGATAAATCACCCTGAAAATAACATTCTTTGGATATGCTATGATAAGGTTTTTAAAACCATTGCAAATATAAGCATAATCAAAAATATACGTTAAAATCTTTGCAGCAAACGTTGCTTCTTTTTTATCTCCACAAGCATACACAATACTATAAATAACATATATGATTGTGAAATATAATGCCAATTCAAATATAGCTTTCTGGGCTTTATTCCATGAGAAATTTTTGCATCTTGTTATAGATATGCCATCTGCTCTCATTCCACAGAAGATATTAAATCCAAAGCCAATAATAAGAGCTACTACAAAGCCCTCTGTTGGTGTTAGTATAGCCAACAGAGAGCTAAAAGCAGAAATAGTAATCAGCCTAACCTGTTCAAATTCAAATGTTCTTGTCATTAGATGAAGTCCTCCCAGTTTAATGTTAATGATTTACCAATAGCATCACTTGTCCATCTCATGAATTCCATACCTTCATAGCCATCAGGGTCTGATGCTACTAACTTAGCATAAGTTACGCACTTATCTACAGTATCAAGAACTGCTGGGTAGAAATCAGCATAAGCCATATTAGCAGTATATGCCATATCTCCACAGGTCTCATTGTGAGTTGGAGTAAACGGACCAAGCACACTTCTTAACTGTTCTGTAGTCCAAGAATGTGCACTACCAGATGCATTAACCATTTTCTTGCTTGCATAATCTGCAAGTTTGTCAGTAAAATGGTAACCATGCTTTTTGATATATTCAAGATAGCCTGGTGCATTCATAATCGCGTTAGCAGTTCTTGAAAACTTATCTTTAATTTCGATTTTGTGCTCTTCATTGTCTGATGAATGAACAACTATGTATTTAATCTTTTTCATGATAGCTTTTCAACTAATGTTTTAACCAAGTCTTTCACTTCTTGAACAGAACCTTCAACAGCTTTAAGCCTTGTCTCAGTTTCTTGTTCTTTCTTAAGAGCAGGGTTAAGAGTAACAAGCAATTCAGGAGTTTTATCTACTACCATCTGGTAGTAATCTCTGTTTGCAAGTTTCTCTTTAGCATCATTGCAAATAGCATTAACCTCTTTAATAAGAGCCTCTGAACTAGTAGACAGAACAATATTTCCTGCCTTAGTAGTTTCTAACAATTCAGGAATAACATATACACTAGATTTGCCACCAATTTCAATAGTAACATCTCTGCAAATAGTATTGCTCTGTTGTGTAAATACACTGCCATAGCTGTTGTTACTATCTACATGGTATACATTATTTATAACCTTTCCTTGATTAATGGTCATTTCAGACTTATCAAGGATAAAAACTTGTTGACCTTGTTTAATATCTTTAAACTGCATAGCTTTACATTTTAGATGGGACAAAGATTGGTAGCTAGACATGTAAATGCCTAGCTACCAAAGTTAAATATTAAGGAGTTGTAGTAGGTGTCTTATTCGCAGCGATAATCTGAGATACTGCTGCAGTAATACCAGCTACAATAGCCTGTGTCTGGTCTCGCTGGCTCAATTCGCGGCGAGAATCATTGTACTTCAACTGAAGTTCCTGGTTCCAATGACAATTCATTGTATCAATAATTCGCTGAGTATTAGCATTCTCATTGGTCTTCAAGTCACATGCCATCTGAGACATCTGGAAACCAACGTTAGAGAAGCCTCGCTCTAAACCAGTATTGGTATAAGCGAAACCTTGCTGCAGAGCATTTACAATGTCTTTCTGGCCAAGCTGGTTTTCGTAACCCATCTTAATGATACTCTGCTGAGTCTGGCAGCAGCAATCCTTAAGAGCCTGAATCATCTGCAAATTGCCCTGAGATACTGAGTTAATTACACGCTCTGCAGAGAAGCCTACCTGACCACTAAGTCGGTCTACACCTCCGCGAACGTCACAAATTGCTCCATTGAGTGCATTAAAGTCACAATTCAAGTTACCAGCAAGCTGATTAATAGCTGCTGTATTACCATGAACTGCGTCCATAAGCAAGTTACTGTTCTGATTATCTGCCATCTGATTGCGAAGAGAATCAATCTGAGCTTGAATAGCAGGGTTACAATTCTGCTCACCTCCCCACATGCGATTAGCAAACATCATCCAAACTAGGTAAACAAAAGGATTGTTCATCCAGTTGTTCATACCACCTCCCATAGCAGCCATCATGGTTGCTGGGTCATTGTTCTTAGTAGCGGCCAAAATCGCTGCTAAATCATTATCGCGACCATCGGTGCAATAAATCTTTTCGATTGTATCGGCCATAATCTACAAATTTTAAATTAAACAATTAAGTTTTTAACTCTCTATGTTGCAACATTTTATTCAATATCATAGTCATTATTATAATCGTTATTAAAATCACCTCCAAGGTTTTCACGCTTAAAGCCACCAAGATTAGTGATTATATTATCCACATCAAATTCACAAGTTACTGATGCTAAATCTCCTTGTTCCTGCCAATCAACTTCCATATTGAAAGTTATAGCATCATAAGTTTCACCTTTACAAGTTATCTTCTTCTGACTACAGAGACGAATTATTCTCATAGCATCGCAGAGATATTCAGGAATAACTGTATTGAACTTATATGTTTTCTTAGAAACTTGACTTTCAATAAATGAATAGCCTAATCTCTTTGTAGCCTCTTCTTCAAACGAATATTCTGGTTTACCCAATTCAGATTTAAGCAATAGAATAAAATGAAAATTCTCACTGCCTAATATTATTATGCCATTTTTAAGAGCAAAATCACCTTCTGGGTTCCAGTATTCTACCTTAAGGCAGTCATCTATGTTGTTATCAAAGCAAAATACTTCTGAATAATACCATCCACCAGAATGTATTTCTAGCCAATATTGTCCTTCATAATCGATAACACCTGAAAGCGGAAATATACCTAAAAATAGTAATACTTTGTAACCATTCTTTGATACGTTTCTTAGTCCAGCATCTTTAAATCTTTCGACTACATTACCGGTTACTCTTTTATTAGTATTTGCATTTCTTACATATACCTCTGAAACATTTCCAGATACTATTAACTGGAATGGCGAGACAACATTTGGATTTGTAATAAGAGGAGCAACATAGCCATAAGCAAAACTGCGATAGCGGTTCTGCTTATGGAAGTCATCGTAGAACTTCAAAGGCGATATACATATTGGATTTGCCATATTGCTTTTTACTATTGGATTTGTCAATAAAATTATTATTCATTGCAAATATAATAAAAATTATTCAATATTATATAAAAATATATAAATTTTTAAAATTATTTAGCTCTTTATTTTGGACTATACACGAGTGTAGCACTCATAAGGTGTGTGTCTATATTCACTGACAGCGAATCAATAATTCCTGTTCCAACTGATGTTTTAATAGCTTTATTTAAGTCTATTTTTTCATCTGTTTGGAATTCTATATCTTGCTGCATGCACTGCTTTATGCCAGTTACTCTATATGCGTCAGTGTATGGAGCCCTAGTATATTCTATACGATATGCGGGCATATCTAGCATATAATATCTTGCAAGATATAGCCATGAGCACAAATAGTTTTGTGGTGTAGCACTATACGTATAAATGTACTCATCATCTCTTAAGCCAGAAACAGCCGCAATAGGAACTCGATTTGTATTTCTATCTACCATCATAAGAGCAAAGCCATCTTCAGAAAATTTGTCAGGAGCATATAGCATTAAATCAATATCAGTGGAGAATACTTCAGAATTGATTTCTTCTGTTTTATCTGACTGTATATATAGCGATTTAACATCTATTTCCATGTCTTCAAATATGTCAGTGGAATCATCCATCCAGCTAAATTCATATCTTGAATTTAAATCTTCTTTATTATAGCTAGTTGCCTCTTGAGCATACAGAACTGTTTTCTTATTAAACTTATCATACTTTTTAGTTAAGTCAAACTGCAAATTAGGACTTGTATATGATAAGCCTTTCATAAAGTAAGATATATGCTCAATTCTTAATCTATTGTTATCATCTATGTACCAATAACATCTAAAGCAGTCTCTTAGCATATCCATAACTTGTTCAAATGTTATTTCTGCTTTTTGGGCCGCTTGGTCATAGTTGCCTTTTAGTATATTTGATTTTGGAGCAATAAATGGAGAACATCCAATTCTAGGGCCATCAAATGGTATTATAGGTGTTGACGTATCACCTCCATATAAAAATTGGCTATATTCAGCAGTTGCTTCAAATTTTACTAATGGGTCTATTTTATGCAGTAGCACTGTTATTACATCAGCTAATGAAAATGCATCTTTTAAAGTAAATTGCTTTCTAAATTGGTTTTCAAATGATGACCAGTTATCTGGTATAATCGCCCATATAGACGTATTAGCCCATGAACTTCTACTAATAGGAACAGGCATGTGCTCTGTTTTAGTCATGGCATTTACAAAGTTATTTGTAAAATATTCTCCGTAATCATTTCTACCATATTTGGTAGGATGAGTAACTGTATAGCCTGATTGTTTTATTTGCAAGCCAATTAGGCCAATGCACTTTCTATAATTAACTCTTTCAGATATAAAATCATCTTTCGGTAAATCATATAGCGTTTTTGTTTGCCCAGATGATGGTTCTATCGCCGTATCGACATCAGCTAATACGCGGCCCCAAATAGTATAGTATACTACATTAAACTTAAACCTAGATGATGCTGCTGTATCAGTATTATAAATTTTAAATTCATATTCTCCTTCTTCACTTATGCTTGCTCGTTCTGAATTAACATTCCAATCTTTCAAAACAAATATGCATGTTGAAAAAGCAACTCCTAGATTTCCAAACGCTCTATCATCATAAATTTTTAATACGAATTTCCATTCGTCTTTTACAGCACTTAAAGCTTCACCTTCAACTGCTTTTCCTGTATCAAACCATCTAAACGTTTTATTTCCCTGTGGGTCACTCTCTGCAAATGATAAATCAGATATACCTATCATTTTTATATGGCCGTCTCCATTAGTCTGGTTAGTCCACGTTGTAGGTGGAGTTCCAGCCGTATGAACGTATGTTCCAGCATACGCTGAACTCATTTCTTCGGTAACCTGAAATTCTTGAATGTTCAAATTTCTGGCAAAATAATACTTCTTTTCAAGAGCATTTGCATCGTCTATAGCTTCATTTACATCCTGTTCCCAGTATGTTCCATTCGCATAACACGACACAGAATTGGCGCCTTGAATATAGAACTGATATAATAACCGCTTTGTAAGCGTGAGAGGAGTTATTACAGGTGAAAGCTTAATCAAATCATATGTATTATCATAATTATTCATTATTCTTGAATACCTATCAATAGGAGATAATTTCAGTTCTATTGAGTGCATAGTATTATCTAACTTGCAGTCTGTTTTGACAAATGAATTTAAAGCTAATACTTTTCCTTCACTATTGGTAATCAATAGTAAATACTTAGTCTCTAAAAGCTGCGACTTTATAAAGTCAAAGTCTGTTCCAAATATTTTAATGGAACCTTCCAATGAACTTCTAAAGAAAACTTGCCCGTTTTCTTTTTTATATTTGTTTTCAAGCTTATTATAATGTGGCTCTTGTAACTTAAAGCCTGAATAGACCCAAACATGAGTAAGCATGTTATTAATTTCAATTTGGGTCATCTGTGATAACTCGGTACTTGAAATAGTTAATATAAAATCACATCTTATATAGGCTGCTTTTTTCCATATACTTTCATTACCATGCGAAAAATATTCAGGATTTCCAGTTTGCGCTACTGTATAGCCTAAGTATTTTGCATTCTCATCGTACATGAATATTCTCGCTCTTTTTACATTTTGTATATCTGGTGCGAATGCATTGAATATGAGAATATTATTTCTGCCAATAGGCCTTAAATTAGTTAACCAAGACGTAACACAATATTGACCTATTGAAGTGGCGCTTTCAAACTCACCGGTACTCGTATTAAGCTGGCCGTCTGTAGCTGTCTGCTGTTCTCCTTTAAGCAAATAAAATATATTGTTATTCATAAAGCTATAAATCTAGATAAACTTTAAATTTTAATCTCTAGAACTTTAAAATTTATATATCATTATAATTTATAATTCAATATAATTTAAAGTCCCAGAGATTATAGAGTGAAATACTGGGCTAACTATTGATATATCTTCTTACATTACCTTTAATAACAAGAGTTCTGCCATCCCCTAAAGGATAAACACGCTCAGAATTTTGTTTCTTAATAGCCTCTACACCTCTTTCAATATTTGACAAATCAGTAGTTGTTTCTACTGTTATCATCTGTGCCTGTAGACTATCTGCTTTATTAAAAGCTTGTGAGAATTTATTCTCAAATGTGCCCTTATTTAAGCTATCAACAATATCAGGAAGTACGCGCCTGTATTTACGAGTATTGCGTTTATTTATAATAGCCATAGCTTCACCACCTTCTGCTCGCATATTTTTGCCTTCAGAATTTTTCTGATGCAAATCTATATCATTACCGGACGCATGTGAACCGCCTTCTAAGAACTCAAGACCACCTTCTCCATACTCCTGATTTGCCGCGGCTGTAGCTTGTTTAGCTTTCACCTTGGCAACTGCAAAGCTTGTCCACATTGTTGCGATAGCCGCTAATGCCAAAGCAGGACCAATAATAGGTATGCCTGACATAGCTGACCATATATTTGCAGAAGCGGTAATAAGAGAAGAAGCCTGCGTTACAGTATTGATAGCTTCTTGGCGCTTTTGAGCTTGTTCGAGAAGTTTTTGCTTTTCTTGCATGTTCTTCTTCTCTTGCTGTAGTTCTTTCTTCTTAGTTGCAACTTGGTTGGCATAACCATTGTTACGACCTTCAACTTCAGCGTCATAAGCTGATTGAGCTGCTTCTACTCGCTTTTCAGCTGCATCAACAGCAGCTTGTGCGACGTCAACTTCAGCTTGAGCTATTTCTTGAAGATTGCTAATAACCTGACTGCATGCGGCATTCCAGGCTTTAATGCCATCATCATCAAAGCCAATATAGGAAAGCAAGAATCCAGTAACGCCATATTTACCTATGCGACCAACCAAACTCAAACCCTTTTTACGTAGCTTTTTCTGTTCATCTTCAAGTTTTTTAACTACGTTGTGGGCTTCGTCAATCTGAGCTTGTGACCAGTCAAGAGCTCCAGACTTAGCTAATCTTATCTTTTCTTTCCACAGAGCAATTTCTTGTGTCAACTCATAGTCTTTAATCTCATCAGCTGTGTGTGTGGCCAAATCAAATTCAGATTTTGCTAAGGCTTGCTGCTGCTGGAAATTTTGCAGTCTATTAGAACCTGATATAGATAATTTCTGTTTATTAAACTTAGCATTAATACTAGTCTCAGATTCTTGCTGCTCAACCGGCTTAGCTCTATTTTGGGCCAAAGCTAGTTTTCTAGCATTCTCAACCTGCTCAAGAAGTAATCGTCTTTCTTCTTGAGTGCCTTTCTTTACAAGATACAACTGTTCTTGTATCTCCTTAGCGCGCAAGTCAAGAATAATCTGGTCATATTTTGCTTCAATTTGTGCTCTTTCTTGATGCCAGGCTGCCAATTGCTCAGGAGTAGCTTGGCCTGTAATTTCAGTTTCTGTCTGACCATCTTCTGAAATAGTAGCAGCTTTTGTAGTATAAGCTGCTTCACGGTCATCAAGCTGCTGTAATCTAAGCTTTTTCTCCTTTTCAATCTCAGCTGAAATAGTATCATATCTAAACTTCATAGTCTGACGAAGTTTGGTCATACTATCTATTTGGCGCTCATCCTCAATATCTTGCAAATCAAGATTGAGTTTTCTTTGAGTATTCTCGATGATAGCTGTGAGTTCTTCCTGCTGTTTCTGAACTTGTCGTCTTTGCTCATCAGTAAGTGGCTTATTTCCCTTTTTGCCCGCTAAGAAAACTTCATTTTTACGGAACTTCTCTTGCATCTCTCTAATTGTAGCCTCAGCAGAATCTACAGCTTCTTGTTTACGTTTTTTAAACTCATCTCTCTGCAAAGCCGTGATACTAACCTCATATTTCTTTTGAATTGTGAGGTCATTTCTCCAGATTGTATCAGTTAAATCACGCTCACGGGGTGTACGCGACCTCGATTTATCATATTTGTGAGCTGATTCTATACCAGCTCTTTTTAATCTTTCTTCTGCTTCTTTAGCTCTGGCATTTGCAAGTTCTATGAATGCGGTAGCATCAGCTCTTGCAGCAGTTGCTTCTTTTCTAAGTTTTGCTATCTCTGTTTCTTTTACTATTTCAGCCCTAGACTTGCCTCGTTTTCCTGATAAAGAACCAGGCACCCAAGATGGGTCTAACAACAAACTACCTACTAAACTCTGCGTAGCAGTTGTACCTTTTCGTTGTGCTTCGAGATTTGCCTTATTTTCCTTAGTAAGAGCTTCTTCATATTTATCAGCCGCAAGTTTCATTGCAGCTGCAGCTTCAGCTCTCGCTTGTAATGCTAAGACTATAGCTGTTGTGTTTTTAACAAATATATTTTCAGCATCACTTACGTTCCTTACAGATATGTCAAGTTTATCAAATTCTGTTTTATTATCTTTTATCCACTGGATTTGTTCTTTTAAACCTGATAAATTTTTCCACTCAGCTTGGAGTTTCATATAAGTGGCCATAAGATTTCCGTAGTCTCCATTGGTCTTCTCAAGTTCACTAGATAAGTCTTCTAGTAACTGTATATGTGTTTTAATAGCGACTCCGCCTTTAAAAACATTGCCAATCCAAGTTACTATTTCTTTACCGTGAGCAGATAAGGCATACAATACTACTACGAGAGCAGTTTGCCAGCTAAATAAAGCTGATACAATTTGCTTAGTAACTGATACAGTAGGTTTACCTTCGGCTCTAAGTTTTGCATTTTGTTCTCTTACTTTCTTTATCTCATCAATTACAATAGGTATGTTGTTAGAGATACCAAGAAAGAATGTATTAAGAGATACAGCTGCGGCAGGAAGTTCTCGAACTACCTGTGATACAGATACTCCAAGGCCATCCCATGACTTAGCATAATTACCTACACTAAGTCTGTGATTTCCAGTTGCTTCCTGGAGTCGTATCATTTCTTTATATATAGCAGCAGTTTCTTGCTCAAGTTTTTTACCGGCGTCAGTAGCTGAACGTTCAGCAGCCGACATAGCATTTAACTTAATCTTGTTAAGAGCATACTGTGCCGCCAATCTGTTATAAGAGCCTTCAGCAGACTGATTAATCTGAGCCTGATACTTAGCAGTCTGATTAAGAATTTTTGTCTGTAAATCTAGTTCTTTAACCTGTATATTTGTAGCATCTGCTGCTTGGTTATATCTGTTCTGAGCCTGTGTAAGAGCATCAACCTGAGTTCTATTAGCTGTATGAGCAGCCATAACTTCGCGAATCTTAGCTTTCAACTCAAGATAGCGCTGACCTTCTTCTGACTGCAGATAAGCTAATTTCTCTTCAGCTTTCTGTACTTTAGAAATTTGTACAACGTGAGCTTTAAGCTGCTCATCCATAGCTGCAAGTCTAGACCTCTGCTCATTGATTTGACGAATTATATCATCACCTCTAGAAGCTCTTTGCTGAGCCGACATGTTTTTATATAAATCGATAAGATGCTTGAGGTGTATTCTAATTCTTTCATAGGAACCAGCTTGCAACTCAAGCGCTTTCTTGCTCTCAGCTGTAGTTCTATTTAATGCAGCTGTTTTAGATTTTAAATCAGCCACTTCCTTACCGATATCAGACTGAGCAAACTCATATTCTTTCTGTGCTCTTTCTAATCTTTGGGCTGCTCTAGCTGCATCATCTAAAGCTGCACGACCTTCTTTGGTAGAAGTACTCATATTCTTTATAGCTTCTACCATCTCAGAAGAACCTTTCTTTATAGCAGCAACCATCTCTCCATAACTATCTATAAGCAGTTCCAAAGATTGAGTGATTTTATCTATGGAACCATCGGACTGTATGAGGTCACTTTCCTTTATTACGTCATCTGCCATAATTATCTATGTTTAATTCGTTTATAAGCTTTAGCTTCAGCGTCGAGCTGAGCTTTTATATTATTAACAGTTGTATAAAATTGAAGAACAGTCATCTGCTTAGCATTTAAATTAGCTTTTTGGCCAACTAACATGCATAGACTTTCAAACTGTTTATCGTATTTTAATTCGAATGAATTTTTACCAGTAAATATTCCTGGCTTATAAGATTTAAGCAGAGACAAGTCTATATCAGCTATTTCTTCGGTATATTCTTTGTCTTCTATGATACCTTTTAGCTGCAAGATTGTTCTCTGCTTAATCTTTTCATATATCATTTTTTCTTTTGCTGAATCAAAGTTATCTGGAAAATAAGTTTCTAGCTCTGTCGAAAGTTTTTTTTTCAACTGAAATAGTGTTTCTATAATAGAGCTATGCTTCGCCTTATTTAAATCAGATAATAATTCTTGTAAACTAGTATCTGACTGGCTTTCTACTTTCTTTCCATCAATACTATATACGAGAGCTGCAAATGCCATATACCTTGGAGATATTCCACTCACAATCATGTGCATGTTTTGTCTCATATTTTGCAATTCTTGCATAGCTTTTTTCTTGTCTCCAGAATTAATAAGCTTTGCAATTTGTACTATATGCTCATCAACTGAATCTATGTCGGAACCAAGTCCAGCATCTATGATAATATACTTATTATATCGCTGAAAATTTTCAATCGGCATTTCATCAATTGAATCATACAACTTTATAGTTCTATTAGCTAAGGATATTGTTTTCATACTAAAAATCTTATTATAGGAGTTGCAAACGCTGGTACATAGATATACGATGGGTCAAGCGTAATCAGTACCATTGCAATCGATATTATAACACTAAGCCAGAAACCTAGACAAAAGTCACAATCAAGCATTTTAGCTACAATCGTAAAACCTATATCGTCACACTGGTCTCTAAGCCAATATCTAAAACCTGATTTGCTCATAAACAGCTCTACAAAAGCAGAAAATAGAGCAATTAAAATTATTTGATATAACGTTGGCATAATTCTCTTGTTGTTATTGTAAACTCAAATCTCAGTCCAGAATATGGATGCATAAAGAATAGCTTATCCATAGACTGAATATCTTGACCAGAGTAAACATAGCTATTATAAATCTTTTCGAGTGAATACCCTCTATAGATATTCTCGAATCTCTCGTAAACTTTGTCAATTGTAAGTCTACCTGTTTGTTTAATGAGACCTGGAGTAGTAAGAACTCTAATAATTTCGTCTTTCACCTCTTCTGAGTACATAGCATCATTATCAGTAAAAATAGTATCTAGATTAAACCAGAAAACTATAGCTCCTGAAAACGTAAACTGAGGTGTAGATTGAACTACTTGAGTAATATTCTGAGCATCATAAATATCAAACCAGCAGAAATTACCGTATTGGTCATTCGGAAGTAAAGAAGCATATTCAGATTTTCCAATGTATGCTGCTGGATATATAAATTTTCCACCGCCTTCTTGGTGCTCAACTAACTTATAAGAGCGGCCGAAAGCATAATCAAGCCATTTAAGCTTTTCTCCTAGTGCTTTCTGAATATCCTGTATAACTTTATCTAGCAATACTGGATTTTCTTTCATCGGAATAATTATGCTTCGTTCTACATTATTCTTCTTCTGTGCCATTCTGTAAATATTCTTTAAGTTTGACTGACAATTCTGGTCTTATATATTTATATATGATATTTTTCAAGTTCTCTTTTGTAAGCTTGAGAATTTTTGGTCCATACTTATCTTTTAAATACTTATTCTTATCATCAGTACTTGTTAGATAGAAACCATCAACATCATATATAAGTCTTAAAGACTTATACCATTCACCAGTATCTTTAAGCGTTACTCTATTATAAGGCTGCCCTTTTCTGATTTTTCGTTTTACAGTACTTGGAGCATACGGAGCGTAAGTCATAATTTCAACATCATCTCCATTTACGCCTCTTTCATAAAGCTGGTCTTCAGTAATGGCCTCTATGATTTCTTGCTCGTGGGCTAGCACAGTTTTAACGAGTTCCCTACCGAGGACCTCATCAAACTTTCTTAATCTATAAGCTAAGTTTCTAATAGATAAGCCATAATACTTAGATGCAGCCATTATATAGACCTGTATTTAATTCCGTTATTCACACACGGCAGACATACCCTGTCTAGCCCTTGTGTGCTAATACTTAAAGCTTTTAAAGCAATATCCAATTCATACGAAAGTCCAGATTGTCTCATACTATTAGAATCGCCATCCAGTTCTACCAAAATATCCAACTTAGAGGCATTGATAGAATGCCTGTTAGTTCTAACATTTGGATTGTAGGCAAATTCTCGTAAGAAATCTATAGCTACTTGCTTTGAGAGTACATCCTGGAACGTAGCTCTCTGTTTGATAATAAAATCTGTCAAGTCGCAGTAGGCTGAGACTTCAAGATTAATGCCGTAGTTCTTATCGTAAGTAAAATTCATTATCTCTGGGTCAAATTCTTCGTCCTCTGATATGTAGAATGGGTGTACCTCCATGTATCTAGACCAAGCATGGTAAGCTAAAAACTCACTTCTAGAACACGCTTTGCATGGTCCAGTGGACCAGTCTCTGTCTTTATAAATAGCTTGGGCATTTTCAGGAAGTTCTGACTGCTTGTATACTAAATACCAGCTGCCTCCAGCATCAGTATTAGCACTCTCATAAGGCAGAAGAATATCATCTTTTGGCTTAAACCATTCAAGACTATTGGCCTTAGTTTTCTCAAAAGTAAGAGTGTAAATTGGCTCTGGGTTACTAGAGTGGAAAATATAGAGAGTATAAGAACCTGGTTCCGTCATCTGAAGACCAATCTTATCAATTTTAACTGTAACGCCTTTAGAGCGAACTGTATCAATCTCAAATCCTACTAGTTTGTTACGATTTTCAATTTTGTTAGTAAGCCTACCAGTACCATCAAACAGAATCTTGTTCTCGATGAGAGATTTTGTAGCTTTATCGGCTAATTTCATATTGATAAACTTGTTAACAAGTTTCACAATACTGGCCTTAGTTTTCTCTTCAAGCCATTCTGAAAATGGATTTGTTTCTGTCCAATATTCAGAATCTAGAATATCTGTTTCTGCTGGAACATCTTGAATAGCTTTGTACAGAGAATCATCTATTCGAACTACTTCTCCAGATTTATAAGCTTTATTCACATCGTGTACCTGCCAATTATAGTTCTGAAAATCAGGAGCTATACTTCGTAAATTATCCAATGTAAGAAGAGGATGAATCTGCTGAAAATACATACCTGATTCAGTCTGAGTTAGATTGCTAGATAACATAATATCTGACAAATCATAACTCTGTTTCCATCCTACTAGATGGAGCATTTTATCTTGTATATCTGCAATTCTTATCATGATTACATTTCAGTTTAAAGTAAAAACGGGAGGAACGAGACCTTTTCATCAGTCTGTCCTCCCGCTGGACCCATCCAAAGCTAATAACAACTAAAAGCTATTACTAGTTTCTTCTAGATTTATATTTAGATATTCACCCAAAGAAAGATTACGCTGTTGGAGGAGCAACAACCTGCTGTACAGGCACTGCATAATTAGCATTCTCGCTTGAAATATCAAAAGCAATAATTGGACTAGCCAAAGTCTCAGAATTGCTGTTGTAAGAAGTAAGGAATGCGACGTCAACTGCGAAGCCATAGTGCTCCTTACGGGTACGAACCATATCAGCTGTAGCTGCACCTGCGATATCATGGTAATCACCAACAGAATCGTAGAAGTAAGTACCACAAGGAATATTCAACAATGGCAGAGTTGCGATACCCCACTCATGACCATCACCAGATACTGTACCAAGCAAGCAGTCACGCTCGAAACGCGTCATGAAGCCAAGAGAACCTGAATTGATAGCATAACCCTGAGCATACTTCTCGCTATCAAGTGCCATATTGTTAGTCAAGTGTACAATCTTGTTACCAAACTCGTTCTGTTTGTTAACATCGTTGTACAAACCATGCTGAGCAAGCTTACGCATAATTGACTCAACACCGGCATCACCTACGATGTGCAACTGGCCGAAGAAGTCATTGGCTGCCATAATTGGGTCAAGGTCACCAAAGATGTTCTCACGCTCAGTCCACTTTGCGCTGATTGTACCTTCTGTGTTTTTATAGAGCAGTGGGTTCTTAATAACCTTTGTCTTCTCAGCTGCAAGCTTAGCAAGAGCTGCTTCATCAAGTTTCTGAGCAAGCTTATAGATGTACTTCATCAACTTAGTCTCAAAATCCTTCTGGATGCCGATTTCGTTGTTCATGTACATAGCAGGAGCGATAGTGAAGCCAAACGCATAAGTAGCAAAATTAATCTGCACCATGCGAGAAGTATTCTCGCTATCAGCAATTGTAAGCGTACGAGTATTGCCGATTGTGATGTCTGCATCATAGTCTATTACAGGAGTTTCAAGGATGTTACCAATAGAAATACGAGCCTTCTGCTTGAGCTCCTCAGTAAGAATACCGGCCGGGTCATTAGACTGCTGGATAAAAACATCAAGAGCACCATATCGGCTAGGACGATACTCGTACTTGTCAAAATTTGAACTAGAACGAATGTTCTGAATTCTAGTAAGTACTAAACTCATAATCTTTTAATTTTTGAAAGTTTAACATAAATATATCATAACTGACATGCTGCATTACCCTTTTACATCATACAGTCTATTATCGAATTGGAAGGTTAGAAACATTGTTTTCATTTCTAATCTCAAGTGCTTTGTTACCAAACTTAACATTATCGCGAGTTAAACCAGTTGACAGCAGATAGTTCTCAATCTGAATATCAGCTTCCTGCTGAGTTTTAGCTGTTGACAAATCGAGATTAAATGTTCGATGGTCAAATGATGGGTTAGGCTTAGTACCTCCACCTGGCTGCTGCTTACCTGTATCGATAACATCCTTCAAACTTGTCTCCATTACCAACTCCTTGATAGTATATGGATTGAGATTGTTCTTAGGATTGTTGAGAGTATTACCAGCGGCATCGCGGAGTACCAGCTTCTTTCCGCCGTTACCATCGTCGACGAAATCAGGAGAGCCCTTAGCAAGAATCTCGTCTTTAGCGGCTGCGAGAAGAATCTTTCTAACTGGCTCTGAAACATCAGCTTTAAACTTGATACCAGCTGTAGCATTAGCAAATGCAAAGCCTACCTGAAGGTCTTTCTCCTTCTTTTCGTAGTCTTTTTTAGCATTATCGAGCTCTTCAGTCTTAGCTGTAAGCTGTGTCTGAAGCTGAGTAACCTGGTGACGAGCATCTTTAAGCTGCTGTTTTACAGCTTCATCAGACCCGCCTGCTGCAAGCTTAGTTTCAAGCTCAGTTACTTTCTTCTTCTGAGCTTCAAGCTGGGCAGAAAGTGTCTTAGTACCACCAAGCTTAGTCTTGTAGTCACCAAGAACTCGCTTAAGATAGTCATAAGTTTTTTCACCATCTGCTTTACTTATACCAGAAATGCTGAGAATATCAGCATCATACTGGCCGTGCAAAGCACCAATCTTTGTGCCGATTACTGTTGCCTCATCATTACTAGAGAGTGTAGTAATGGCTAGTTTTTGAGCGTCAGTCAAACCCTTAAGTGACTCGCTCTGATTAAGCATTTCAATTGTTATCATAGCTTTGTCTTTTAATCTTTAGGTTCCTCAATGAGACCTGCAGCATCACCAAATGGGTCATTGATGACAGCTGTAATTGAATAACCGAGCAGCTTGTAGTTCTGCTTAAATACCTGCCACTCACCGAATGAGAAGTAGCGTTTCTGAGGTGGATTTACCTCTTTACCTGTTCGCTTGCTAAAACGGTCACCAAAAGCAACCATCACAACAACTTTACCAGATGTGTTGTCTGTAGAAGTATTTGAAGCATTCTGCTTCAAGGTCTCTTCTACAATAGCGAGGCGAGCCTCAGCTTTCTTAAGTTCTTCGGCGTTATTGTCAAACTCCGTCTTCTGTTCAACTGTAAAAGCATCAGGATTACTCAGCTGAAGCTGCTGAAGCTCCTCCTGACGGTCCTTCAAGTCCTGAATCAATTCTTGGAGCTCCGCCTTGTTCATCGTTTTGTTTGACATATTCTAATAATTTATTTCTAATAATTTTAATCTTTTCGCGCAGTGGAAGAGAAGAACCAAATTCCACAATATCAATGTTTTCACGTTCAAACTTTGATATAAACTCTGAGAAATTAACTTTAAGTTTCACGTAGTTTACATTAAGCAAACTAGCGTTATAAAGCTTCATTATCTCATCGAGTGTTTTATGAGGATATGGCTCTAACTGCTTCAATATAAGCATCCTCTGCAATACCAGTGGGTTATTACGATATTCCACTTCAAGAATCTGTTGCATTATAGCATCAAGTTCTGTTTCAGTGGCTCCACTTTCTTTAGCAGATTTATACTTAGAATAGAGTTCTTCGACAGTGAAGACATAAAATTCTGTGCCCCAACTTATAGATGATGATATGAAATTATCTCCATAACGAAGCTTACAGATTGTATCTTCTACAAACTTCTGAGCCTGCTCGAAGTCTGTCTTCAAAGTGTTCAAAACAGCTGTTTTACTTTCAAAATTAGCAGCTACCTGCGTTTCATTTATAGCTTCCTTTTCAGACACAGCTGCATTGCCACCTGCTCCTACTACAGAGACCACAATCTCGTCGTGAAGTCTGCGGACCTCTTCAACGTTGTACTCGAGACTGTTTTTATCAATTGTAGTAATCTGGACAGGATTACGCATATCCGCTATGCCCTCTGTCTGATTAGGAACTGGTACCTCCAAGAAGGAACCAGGACCAGCTATTCGCTTTTCACCGCAGCAAGGGCATTTTTTAACTGTTCCATCAGCATTAATCTCATACTCGCCGTCAGCATTTCTTAAGAAACCACCGTCACAGTATTCACCTGTTTCGTTGTTCTCGAAATTACAGTCTGCCTCATAAGCTGAATAAATAGGATATGGAGCATACAAATCGAGATGCTGTTTAGAGATAGAGAAGAACAAATACCAATCCAATCGAGATAACTCCTTAGTGATTGGATTTTTCTTAATATCTGGATATTTCTCATTGATAGGAGTTGTCCAAAAGAACCGTGCTGGGCAAAATCCTAAGTTATGAGTAGCCTCTGTTAACAGAGACTCTATCTCATTCTTCTCGTTAAGCTGATAAACTCTTATTGAAGTACTGTCAAAGACCGCTATTCTATGTTCTGGCTGTTTAAAAACAAGCCATTCAAAATTAGTGATACTCTTATCTACAAACTTGTAATCGATAACGTTATCGATATTAAGCCAATAGAAATATGGCTCTGGCCTAAAGCTTGTCTGTTGAGTTGGAAGGTCAACTACAAGTATGCTGTTAGGCGATACCTGTAGCTGTTTCCATCCTTCAGTTTTCCATATATCCGGCTCATTGAGTACATTCTTTTTGTAATTCAGCCAATCTTCAAGCAGTTCAGATGATGTAAACTGATATGCTGAACTTGAGTTTCTACTGTAGAATACTCGTTCGAGCTCTCGGTATACATCGTCTATAACTGCTGAAGTTGGAAGCGGATACTGGAACAGATGAACAAATATGTTGTACTTGTCTCTTGGGAGTAAGTGTGATACCCAATCAAGAAACAACTGAGCCGAGCTATTATAGTCAAACAAAGATATGTTAGTTTCCGTGTGGAACCTAACACGCTGCTGGAGAGAAGACGCTTTATTTATCAGCTGCCTTTTCTGTGGTCTTAGCAGAATTTCCTTTATCTGATTTAAGCTTAAGCCCATATTCTTCTGTATATTCGTATTCACTATCTTCAGGTACGCGCCAACCACCATTTAAAGCTGGTCCCATATCGAGAATTCTCTCGGCGTGCGATACCTCAAATTCCTGTGATATACCATCCGCTTCAAGACGTACCTTTTTTACTGGTTTTCTAACTTGTCGTACCATACTCAAATCTTTTTAACTTGAAACCGCGTTTGTGAGCTCCGTAAGTGGATTGTAGTCAAGTGTATCAGCCTTAATCAAGACAAGATTGTCTGACCAATTAGGATAGAAGCTCCAACTAATAGTGTTAGAGTCTGGCTCCTCATAACCGCCAAGGTTCTTATCACCTACGAAGAACTTGTCAACTGGAATAGGCTCATAGTTTGCACCATCACCGACCTCGTCGATAGCTCCAATATTACCATTCTCGTCAATCAAGAACACACCAATCTTTTCACATGAATAAGTCTTGAGTGTCTTAATAACTGACTGAGCTTCCTGATAAATAATGCCAGTGAATGTAGTTGGCTCACGGCCAATAACAATCTCAATACCACCGAGTGTCTGGTTACCACCGCCAAATGTGCGAGCATCACCAGGCTCAGTTGTTGGATTCTGAATGTAAGGCGAAATAATAAGTTTAGTACCGTCTCCTGCAGCAAAAAGAGGTGTCATTGTAGCTTTCTTAGAAATCGTTTCCTTAGGAATCTTATTCTTAACACCTGCAGAGCTGAAGATACGGGCAAAAATTACTTTCTGAATCTGCCCAAAGCTCTCTTTGCACTCAGCAATCTCAAGGTCATTGAGATGCTTACCTGCTGGACATCCGCAATTCAATCCCATAATAGTCTAAATATTAATTAGTTAATAAATATGCAAAGCTAAGCAGTGAGTGCAAAAGCTATGCGTTAGTTGCAGATACAGGACTCGAACCTGTGACCTCTAGGATATGAACCTAGCGAGCTTCCAGCTGCTCTAATCTGCGATAAGCGAATGCGGCCGCGATAACAGAAGGATTCGAACCTCCGACCTCAGGTTTACAAGACCTGTGCTCTAGCCCTCTGAGCTATGTCACCCCTGATGCCGCCATTTGCCCTCGTTAGAGGAATCGAACCTCTCCAGCCACTGGACGGACATAGCGTGACTGGCTCACCAGAACGAGGATGTAGCTCTCCGCTGAGAGCTTAAAAAGAATTTTAACTATACAACTAACTAACTTAACAATATAATAAACATTCCCTAACTAACGTACAACGTTATCAAGAAAAACCTTTACCTTAAAAATAACCATAACCCTTAAACTAACATTTACACTGCAAATATACTAAAAATATTTGAGATAATAAAATTTTTTATGTTAAAGTATGTTAATTGAAATAAAATTAATTTCTCAGTCTTATCCTACTAGTATTATGTTTTCTACTATGCATCTCAATTACACCTGTAAGAGCGTCTGGTGCGTCATCATGCTGTTGCTTTTTGTTATCTTTACGATACGACATAAGAGCTGCATAGAACTTAGGCCACTTCTTTTCCCAGCCTTCTGGAAACAGAATATCACTTTGGCACATTCCAGAATTAGTGAATATACGTGTTGCTTTCTTCTCAGACTGAGTGAATGTTCTGACAGCAGTTCTAAAGTTTCTGTATGTTACACGAAGTATCTTTTTGACATTTCTAGAAAAGCCTCTGCCGCCATTATTCGATTCTATAAGAGCTGATACAGTCTGATTTCGTGTTAGCATCTCAGCTGTCTTTGGTTCTGTTTTCTCCATTGGTGCATCTGTAAACAGCACGTCTGTAACATATACATACTCAGGTGTATCTATAAAGCAGATGGAGCACAGATTATCGGCTCCGGTATCAGCTGTATCAGTGTAGTTCCACTTGTGAGCAGCTTCTCGGCCTTGTGGTAATTGGTCCTTGTTATAAGTCTTAAAACCTTCAGAATACATAAGGCCTTCTTTTGGTGTAGGGTCCTGCATATACTGAGTATCAAATACGAGTGGGTTAATCTCTCGCATGTGGTCAAGCTCTTCAAGTGTATGCTTCATAGGCCACAGAGCGTGACGCTCATGAGTAACAGGGTCTTCCTGTATAGCCGGCAACGACAGAACTGTCCACTCATCTGGTTCTATCTCCTGCAAATATCCACTCAAGTCATGCTCGTGTAGTCTTTGCATGATTATGATAATAGGGGTGTTGCGGCTATTAGTACGGTTACGAATTGTATTTTCGAATCGCAAGTTAATTCGCTCACGAACTATATCTGAATCAGCATCCTCAGGTTTAATAGGGTCGTCAATCATGATTGCACCTTGGAACACGTTAGTCTTAGCACCTATCTGTTCAAGCATTCCATTCATATCTTCATCGAATGTAAGGTTGTCAGCTGTTTCAGAACCTTTGATTGGTTCCTCTTCATCCACATTACCAGCACCAAAACCGGTTACCTGGCCTTGCGTTGAAACCGCATACATCTCTCCGCCTGCTGCTGTTTTCCAACGCTTACTAGAGGCTTTCTCCTTCTCAAGTTTGGATTGTGGAAACAACTCTTTATATAAGCTCTCTTGCATGATAGACCTTACAGTGTCTGAGTTATCTGCTACAAGTACGTCAGAATATGATAAATGCAGAAAACGAGATTTAGGATTTAGTGCAAAGCACCAACTGATAAACGATTTAATTACCAACTCTGTTTTTCCGTATCTAGGCGGTAAATTTATTATTAGTCTTCTACATTTACCATCTACAACATCCTGTAAAGCCTGTATTACTTTCTCATGATGTTCGGCGACAATAAAATTACGTTTATACTGAGCTTTAAACATAGCTTTAGTATAGGCCTTGAATGATGAAAGCATTTCAAGACGTAACATCTCTTTAGCATTTACAACATCATGCTTGAGAGTATCCGCATTTATAACTCTCTGCTGCATTTCAGAGAGTGTTCTTTTTGGAGCATTCATATTTATATCGTTATAAAGGCTGAGCTCACAATGGCTAAATAAATGAATATCAATTGTGTTTAATAAAAACTAGTGAACTCAGCCTTGGATTTAATACAATAGTTGCGAAATAGTAATATATAATAATGTATGGGGGTGGGCGTGCGCGGGTGCCCGCGTAACTAAATGGTTTCATACTTAAGAAATGAGAGAATTAAGTGTGTACAATTATTTGAGAAGTGACTCTCTAATCAGAATATAAGCCTCTCTAGAAACTGGAGTATTCGGTATGATACCTGCAGCCTTAGATTCTTGTGGCAAATCAAGCATCATTCCAGTTTTTCCGAAAATACGGTCCCAGAGTTTCTCTACTGTCTGGATTTCTCCAATTCTAGAGTCATTCATAAGGCGTCTAACCACTATTTTAATAGCGAGAGGCGTCTTATCATTATCGTATATGGCTTGAAGCTGCTTCCCATTAGCAGTAAGAAGACAAGCTAACAGATTAGCTGTATCAGTCTTAGATAACTGCAAATCAAGATTTATGTTGAGTGAACTGAGAAGCTTTACGACTTCTGGTCGAGTTGTACCTTGAGAGAGCATAATCTGCTTTGCAACATTTTCTGCCATTGCAGGCTGACCATTACTAGCAGCTACACGATTAGCCAAATCTATAACTTCTTTAGCTGGCATGTGCTTGTCTTCATCTTCAAGTTGTTGATATACAGCCTCTTGGGCTTCTTGCTTTTTCTGTCTGAATGCCTGAACAGCTTGTCTTGCGGCTTGGCCTTCAGCAGCTCTAGCAAGTTTGTATTTAGCTTTTGCAAGCTCTTGGGCTGTTTTCCTGTCGTGTATCGACTTGGACTTATCCTGGACCATGGAAGCTCGTTGCTCGAGACCATCTGTACCTAATAAGTCTGATGAATCTGGTAATATATCAGAAATATCGTCATTAATTCTATCTATACTTTTCATTGTCTAATCTTTTAAAGTAAATCTGAGATGTCATCATTTCGTAAACTACTTATGAGCTTTTCATCTACTCCTAATATACATGCGCACTTTAAATCGCTAATATATTCAATTTTTATATCAGGGACTATTGGCTTGAACAATTCCGTCAAAGTTCTGTTTAGCTCATAATGGTCTCGTGTCTGGCAAGCTGTCTGCTTCACTGCTGCATCTCTATTTTTCAAGACATAAAATATGAACTCAAGCAAATCTATAAGTATCGGTTTATCTATTTGTCCTATCCACTGCTCTGGTATACGCAGCATATTTTTCCATGTATATCTGGTTGGCAATAACTTCTGTTTAGCTAATACCAATTTGAGTTCTTGGCCCCATGAATAAAATCTTTTTTCGTCTTTGTCACTAGGCAAATTGCTAAGAGGTATTCCTAAATTTGTGCACGCTTTACTGAGCACTGAGGCTGCATGCTTAAAATTCCTGCAGCTTTTAAGGCTTATATAAGCTTTAGTTGAATAATAGTTACCTCGCAGCAAAAATGCCAATGTAACTATAAGCTCATCCTTTGTAAGCTGATTACCTAGCACTGGAATATCAAAGTTCGTAATAATCTTTCTCATGTAAATACACTTTTATGATTTAACTTATATATTTTCATTTGCAAATATACTAAAAAATAGTGAAATACGAAAATTTCGTTGAATCTTTTAAAGTTTTTTAACACTTTATTATAAAAACCACAGTAAATCCCACTATGATTTCGCTTGTTGCTTCGAGAGTAGTTGAATTTTCGAAAAATTTTTTACAAGTTGCTACTGCAGTAGTAATGCAACTACTCTCGAAGCGATAACAACTACTCTCGAAGTAATAATAACGAGAAAATAGTTATCACGTTATGTACAATTCTAGTATTTTAGTAAAAAATATTTATAAGGTAACTGTTCGTGAACCATAGGTTAATGGGGTCGGGGCACTTCTAAATTATTGGAAATCAAACACTTATATAAATAGTTCACCAAGTTACCCATTTATTATATAGTCCAAATGAAATAATTTAAAAATAGTTACTACTGGAGTAGTAGGAGTTTTTTAAAAATTAGGTTAGAGATTATAGAAAAGGTCCGGCCTCCGGACACCGTTTATATAAGTAATTGGAAATCAAAAGGTTATGAGGAACCGTAAAAGATTTTTACTTGGTGAACCGTAGTAATCGTCTTAAATTCTATGAAAATCGCCATTTATAATATAGATTTGTAAGCACAAAAGGCGTAACTGTGATTAGTCGTTATATATTTCTAGTAAGAATTAAAATAATGAGCCTCAGAACCATTTTTATATATTAATCTATATATCTTTATTATTTTTATATTATAATGGCCCAGAGGTATACTACTTTTATCCCTGGGTATGTTTTTAATATTTTCGAACCCCTTTATATACGCACGTAGGCGCATACCCATATACATTTATACTACTATAGCCTGTCGTCCAGCAAACCTATTTTGCGCAAAAATTTTTCTGAACAAAGTGCGCAATATAGAATTGAGCCTAAGGGCCCTTCTTGTCAGTATTTTATGAATTGATGAAGCATATATCTATCAGCCTATTCACAAGTCATAAGATATGTACAGCAGAAATTTTTGGCCTTGCATTTGGACAAGTCTTTAAATAATAAGGGGGCTGCCAGGCTAATAATTGTTAAGGGGGCCTAATTTTTATTAAATTTAATATTTTTTAGGCTAAAAAATTAATAGCCTATTAGCCTAAAATTAATTAAAATTAGAATAATTTAACAACCTATTAGCTAAAAATAGTTAAATTTAATATTTATTTGCAATTAAATGCTAATAGGTGTTAAAAAAATACCGATTTTTGGCTTAAAATTAATTAAATTTTTAAATTATTTAACTATTAGCCAAATTTAAACAAACGTTAAAATAATTAAATTAAAATATTAGGCTATATTAATATAGCCTAATATTTATTAAATAATATTTAAAATATACCATTTTCAACATTTCCTATAAATTCGTTAACATTATTAGCAAAATTTATCATACTTTTATATTCTTTAAAATTTTTATGGTTAATATTTATTAAAATATTATAATAAATTTCGCCATATTCAAAGCACGCTAATAAATTTTGCTTATTATAATATAATTTAACATTTGTATAATTACTATAATTATTACAAACTAAATCTAAAAAATCATCATTATTTCTAAAATTATTGAATTTTTTAATATCTTTATCTTTATTAATAGTTTTAAAGAAATTCAAATAATCACTAAATTTATAATTATTAGGATAATTTGAATCAAGCATTAAATATTCCAAAAATAATCTAGAATTAACAATTTTTAATATAGATTTGCTATTATTAATTAAATCGTTCATATTTAATATATTTTTAGAAATATTAGGCTATATTAACATAGCCTAATATTTATTAAATTAATCCAAAATTATCTTCTCTTCGTCAATATTATAATAAATTGACATAAGCAAAGAATCGTCAATATTTGAGTCCTCTAATGTTGAAATTTTATAAATTAAATAAAAATTCGCATTTTTTGGACCTTGTGAAATATTATTAAAAATATCTAAAATATTTTTTTCTACATAATATTCACAATCGCTTTTAAAAGTGAAAGAACCAAAATGTTTGCTAATATTTGCACTTTTAATATTATTTATAAATTCTAAATATTTTTTAGAATCATTTAATAATTCTTCACTAACTTCGACTTTATAAGCCTTAAAAGTGAAAGAACGTGAAATTTTAATTTTTTTCATAATTTTTAATATAATTTAATTGTTTTTATAATTTCTTAACTAACACTAAAAATATTAAAATATAATTAAATATTATAAAATTAATATTATTTAACCGTTGCTAATAACCCTTAATTATTGCTAACGTTGTTCAATAAGTCAAAGAACTCTAATAAATACTAGTAAATATAAAAAATTCTAAAAAATCTAATTA